TAATTAGTATATTGTTATTCATATTTTTAAACGATTAATTGATTATATTATATTTATGAAAATAGTTTATAATTATAATATTTATTTGTTTCAACCTTGTTTCCTATTTAACTCCATATTGATTTGATATTTTTAAGCATGACTAGACAAAGAATGTGTGTATGGATTTTCTCTGAACCCTTTCAATAGGTCTCCATCTAACCGTGTTTGACTCATATCAGGTGCCTCTCGCGAATAATTAGATATTCCGTGTTGTTGAATAGACGGCGTTTGATAATTCGCCATATGAGGCGCATTCACTCTATTTTGCTCTACATTTGTATCTTTATTTGCCAATCGCACGCTTATATTATGGTTCAACATTTGCGTGCCACCTTGATTCGTTCTGTTATGAATTGTCGCTGATTTTTTTTCATTGTTCGTCTGTATATACGCACTATTGTAATCCATGATACCATAACTAGACGTAGCACCACCTACATAATCACTGCACGTTTCATTACGATGATTTATATTTGTAGGTCTATATGTATTTACATAACTGGCCTCTCCTTGGTTATTTATATTAAATGAAGGTGAATACAATGTGGTTTCTTTATTTGTCGTTTTTGTTTTGTCATTATAATCAATTACATAGTTGCTTGATACGGCTGGTTTCGCATCACCATATATCCTCATATTTCCAACCAATTCTTCCTTTAATGTGGGTCTGAAAAAATCTACTATTGGAGCTACAACCGCACCAAACGCACCTCCAATTCCTCCTAAAGGTAAATTATGTTGCGTTGAAGCACGATTATTCATGTAATTTGTATGGCTTTTAAATGGCAACTCATGATCCGCGTTCGGTCCCTTCCCAGTAGCAGTTGAATTTGTTACACCATTTGTCTCTAATTGTTGACGCTTTGTTGGTTCAAAGTTTTGTTGAGAATAGGGACCCTTTTTATCTGAAATAGCATGACCTTTGTAATTTGTATCTTTATCTCCTCGTTTTACATTACCCATTTGCTGCTCGGAACGATATGTTGTTGCCTTTTCCGAACTAGTTGTAGTAAACCATCTTTCTTGACCACTTTCATAAAATGTATCCGGTCTATTTTTCTCAAATCTTCCTAAACTTTCTTTTGTTGATGTTGTCTTAATGTGCGAATATGCGGGACCTTCATGTCCTGACAATTCATATTCAATTTTAGGATTTGTCTTTACTCTCATTTCGTCAACCGTATAAGGTCTCCATTTATCACGAGCATTCATTCCTGAATTAAACCCATTGGTTCCACTTGCACTGTATCCTTGGTCTAAACCTGGACCAACCATTTCACTTTCAAATGGTTTCAAATTGGTCTTCATTGTGCCTTGACACATTCGCGATTGCATAAAATCTGTATTACTTTGAGAACCATAATTTAAATTAATATTGTCTTCGGGTTTGAATAAGGGTGCTTGTTCTTGTTTTCTTATTGCCATACTTCCACTTCCTACTTTATTGTCTAAAACTGATTCATGACCGTTATAATCAAACACTGCTCCACGAACTTTACTACCATTAAAAGGAACCATATTATTATGATGAAATAACTCTGCATCAAACCCATTATTAGATAACATATAATCATTTGTTTGCACTAGTTGGGGTTTTTGAGATTGAACATATTTTATAGTTTCTTGCTTTTGTGATTGCTGATAATTATTACCCATTATTGTCCTTTTCGATGGATAATTGTCAAATCCTTCTATTTTATTGACTCGGGTTTGATTCTGATTTTGATTCTGATTTTGATTCTGATTTTTTTTCTCATTATCTTTATTTGCTATGATATACATCCCACCTAATGCTAATAATGGTATTCCTATTTCCATAGTATATATTATATAATATATCTTATTATATTTTATAATATTTTTTTTAATATTGTTTATTGTCTAAAATCTGTTTTTCTGCTCGTAGATATCTTTCTCTAAATTTCGCGAATTTATTTGATGAGACTGATGTGGAATCATATGAATAGGTTCAACATAACGTAATGGTTCTAACCAATGATTTGTTTCAGTGTTTCTATATTCCCACGCTGGGTCAGTGCTCCTAGATTGGTCTACGTATAAATCACTGTTTCTTGGATAGTATAACTTTTCACTTTGTTTTACATTTTTTTTATATTGATTTTGGTCTAAATAATCTCTATTATTATTCATTGTTATTCCCCATAATGTATTCTCTATATCCACATGATTTGTCATCAAATTTGCACCCCATTTTTGTATTCTGATGTTCGGGTCTTCTATATAATCTGGTTTGGTTCCGTTGCCAGGCACGTTCAATATCCATCTCCCTTGGTCTGTTGATTGTTGTAATTCTTTCATTGTTCTCGAATCGTCATACTTAAATCTGGTAAATGCCATTTTATATATTATTTAGTTATTATTTTATATATGTAACTTAAATATTTTATTATGTCATTTCTAACTATTGATTAATATTAATTGAATATTTAGTTCCATTAATGTAAATATATAACTTATTTGTTGACAGGTCTATATTAGTTGATGGAATATTTAAATGAAGATGGCCGTCGTGAACATTCAATGATACACTTCTTCCATGAATACCAATTTCACCGTTACTCATATCTATCATTCCTTGTCCTTCTTGCACATTATCACAATTACATACATTATTTACGCTATTGTCTAAAATAATTGATTTATTAATGATAACATTGTCACAATAGTTTATACCTGTATAAGTAGCACCTAAATAATTAATGGATGCGGGTTGCTTCCATACACACTCTCCTTGCAATCCTTGTTGTCCTCTGCATCCTTTTGGTCCTGCCGGTCCAGTTGGACCAATTGGCCCGATATCTCCTGTCGGTCCTTGTTTCCCTGGTGGTCCTTGTGGTCCAATGGTGCCTTGTTGTATATTATTTATAATCGCACATTTTGTCTTGTTATTCATATATTTATCATAACAACTCATTTATATAAATAACAATATATATTTTAACTTAAATATATATTTTAACTTAAATATATATTTTAACTTAAATATATATTTTAACAGAGTAAAAATATTTTTTAAATAATCAAAAATACATTTTTAACTATATTATGCACAATTGATTATTCAAAATGTTTATTAAATATAGGTGCTGTATTTCTTGTTTACATTGGAAGAGGAGATAAGCATAATTGAATTTCACCTAAATCAGCTACATTATATTTTACAACTAGAGGCAAATCATTTTCCAAATATATTTCAATTTGACTACACAAATTTGTACATTTTATAAAATACCCTAAATTTTTTAATGAAAATATACCTTGAATAATTTTATTACTGCATTGCTTCTTTATAAAGTCCATTCCACCATCAGACTCCGCACGATGAATTTCAGCTTCCGCAAAATTTCCTTCACATTTAAATATTAATTCATTTCCAACCGATTTTATTTCTAGTTTGTCTGACAATGCTGACAAATCTCGCACAATTTTTTGAAAATCACTTGACGGCAAATTAATTACGGATGAAAATGTAACATCCGGATAATTTAATTCATCATGATCTGGCTCAATTGTTCTTAATTTTCGTGTTTGACATTGTTTAATAACATTATTTTCAAATTTTAGAGATAAATAGGAGACAATCCCATCGTTGTAATCATTGTTGTCTATATAAATTGTTAATGTATCATCATTATCAATTGAGTTTATTAATTTAAACAAGTGAAACATATTAACTCCTATTGTAATTTTATTTTTGTTACAATGAAACTCCTCAAAGTTCTCCGCAGCTAAATTCATATGAGCCAAAACTGTGTGAGACTTATCCATATTAATAATACGAATACCATTTGGTGTAAAATCAATGTTGGTTTCCAATAAAATATCTTTTAATGCTGTCATTAATGTTCGAAATGGCGATATTTGAATGGTTTTTATATTTAAAATATGATTGTTTGAATTGATTTCAATATTACTCATTATATTTAGATTTATTATTTACCTTTAAATAGAAATGTCATTATTTTAATATATTTAATTACATATTATAATATTTTATTTTATTTTATTTTTATTTTCTATTTATTATATGCATAATATAATATGAATTCTAAACATGGTTCTTTAAACATTTCTTTCACGTTTACTATTTTTATTTTATTGATTTATTTTTTTTATTTAAACTTTTCACATTTAACATTAATTGATGGTTTTAAAAAAAGAAAAGTAAACTTAAAAAAAAATCCGACCACATCTTTTTCAAAAACAGTAAGTAAAACCGCTACAAATACTACTAAAACGGCTGCAAATTCAGCATCAAAATTGTCCGGTCCAATAAAAAAAGCGGTTAGTTCTGTGAAAAAGGAGTTAATGTCTGAAATCAAAAAGTTGGAAAACCGTATGCAAGGTTCTGTGAAGAAATCTATTCAAAAAACTACAAAACCAATTAAGTCTTCAATTGGTGTTATAAAAAATAAAATTGAAACTATTACAAATACACTTGGAAAAATGTTAAAAAGTATTGTAACACCTATTATACAAGTTTTTAAACACGTTGGTCTTATGTTTTCTCAACTTGGATTGCTTGTTTTTGATTTCTTACTTCAAATCTCACAAATACCTACTTGTCTTATTTCTTATATAACTTGGATTTTAATTACACTTAAAGACCAAGTTATAATAACAATTGTTTTACCTATTATCCAAAAAATACTTAAAACAATTTTGGGTCGTTTTTATCCTACAACCATAGTTAGTTATTTCATAAAATTCTTAAACTGGCTTGTTAATTTCCATTTTTATATTTTATCATTATTTGGTTCCTTACTCGGGATAAATGAAATATTTTATAAAGATAAATGCTTTAGTTTTACTGGTAACTTTAAAAAACGAATTGATAATATAAAAAAACATCTAGTTAATGCTGCCAATTCTTTTACACAATTTGGTAAGTTTTGATGATTGTGATGTATATAAATTAATCATTTTCACCTTTTCTCACAAAAAACCAAGAAAAATTCTCTGCTACTGGTTGCTTGTTATGTCTACTCTCACGAATTGTTTATATGATGATTTGTATTTTTCTTAAGTTCTGTTTTTTACAATATAAAAAACTTTTAAATACTTAAAGAGGTTTTCTACGTATTTTAAAATTTGTTAAAAAAGTGGTAGTGTCAATTTCTTTATCAAGTTTATCAGCATCCATTTTGGCGTTCTCCCAATCTATAATGACTGGATTATTGGTTGTTGTATCCATCATTACATTTCCAACTAAATCACCATGTGAAATATTGTTGTCATGGAGTAAAAATAAAGAATCCCGTAAATATCTCCATTGACCCTTTGTCATTTGTGTTGTTTCAACAAAAGGTTCTAATTTTTTTTGAAATAGTAAATTTGAACTAATTATTTTTCCTTTTTTCGAACAATTTTCAAAGTCATCATTATAATCTTCTTCTTTATCACAATTTTTCATTTCTTCTAAATAATAACGATTATATCTTTCATTATTTGGATCTAATTCTTCTAACTTGTTTTGTAAACGATGGTTTAATTGATTTTTATTATACAACATTTTTACAACATAACCATTTTGTTTTGAAAAATTTCCACAAGAAACCGAGTCAATTATACAACCATCTTTACCAAACCCTAAAATATTGCCTCCATATTTTTTTTTATGTGTTTTTATGTTTTTTTTTGATTTTCGTTTTTGTTTTGTTTTTTTTATAAATCTCTTTGTTCTTACATTTTTTTTGGGTTTTGATTTCATGTTTTATATTAATTAACTTTTTTATTTTAATAAACTTTATTTTTACAACATATTTACTTTCTTTTACGAGTGCCCTTTCTTTTGCGACTTCCTTTTCTCATTGACGACTTTTTACCATCCTTAATAAATCCAAAGTGACCCTTTCTCGTCTTGTATCCTGCCTTTTCAAGTCTTTTTTCTTTCTTTGCTGTAAAATGCTTCTTCTTGGAAACAATACGCCCAGCCTTGTTTTGATGCAAATGCTCTCTAGTTAAATCACCACTTGTCTTGTAAGCACTTCCATGCCATACTTGTGCTCGTGAACCAACCAATTGGTCATACTTTTTACCTTTGATTAGATATTTGCCGTCAACGCGTTTAAATTTAGTTACAGCCATTTTATAAAATAACACAAGAAAATATTATTTTTTATCTATATATTATTAATTTCCTAAAACTTGTTTCGTGGGGGAACAATGGGTCTTTCCGTATCTCTAAATGTATAAACATATTGAGTTATATATTTTTTCATACGCACCCTTCTCGCCAGTCTTTGACTACCAGTTTCACTACTATGGGTATCAACTGATGTTAATTTTGATTTATCTATTGTATCTTTATTATTACAATTACATTTCTCTAAATTGTCTAAATGAGGTGTTCGTTTTTTCATACTATAATTATAATAACTATTTATTTATTATTTTTATATTAGTTGCAAAATCTTGTTTTTGGTTTGATTTAATAAATAATAAAAATGAAAAGAAAAAGAAAATAAATGTGTATTATATATTTAACATATAAAGATAAACTTTCATATTAAAATAATGCCATCTAAAAAACAGACGAATAAATCATTATCTCCTATAGTAAAATGGAGTGGTGGAAAGAAAGATGAACTGAAAAATATTTTACCACATATTCCACAAAATTTCGATACGTATTTAGAACCCTTTATTGGTGGAGGAGCTGTATATTTTCATTTACAACCGAAAAAAGCAGTTATTAATGACGTCCATAAAGAACTAATTGACCTATACCAATCAGTAAAAAATGAACATTCAAAAGATATTTATGACTTTATGTCAAAACATCCGAATGAAGAAGAAACTTATTATAAAGTTAGAAGTTATAAACCAGAAAATGTATTGGAAAACGCTCAACGATTTTATTATTTGCGAAAAACATGTTTTAGAGGAATGTTGCGATATAATAACAAAGGAGAGTTTAATATCCCATTTGGTCGTTATAAAACATACAATTTTGACGACATTTTAAATCCTCAATATGAAGAATTGTTAAAAAATACTGAAATATATAACACTTCATTTGAAGAAATATTTGATAATTATAATTCAACAGAAAATTTCATGTTTCTTGATCCACCATACGATAGTGAATTTACTGATTATGGATATTGTTCTTTTGGACGGGATGAACAAATAAAATTAGCGAATTGCTTTAAGCAAACTGAAATTAGATGCTTAATGATAATAGGCAAAACACCATTTATTGAAGAACTTTATAAAGACTATATTGTTGACGAATATGATAAAAAATACAGATTTAAATTACATTCTGGTCGTATTGGTGATGAAATAAATACAAAGCATTTAATTATAAAGAATTATTAATCTTACCTTCCGATTTCTCATCAATTTTGGTTCCAATTTCTCTGAAAAATAAGTAATAGTCTTCTTCCCCCCAATAAATATTAATTGTATTAAAGAAATCTTCCATATGATGTATTTTTATTCCTCCATTTTCAAAAGCCTTTATATTAGATAGTCCTGATGTTAATATTTTTCTGTCATACACACTCCAGTTTAATATAGCACAATTAATTTTATAATCAGGATATGTTTCTTTTAATGAATTTTCTATTTCCTTACATTTATTTATGGTGGCTGGCAATTTTTCTGTATCTAATTCAATATTGCCTTTAAGTTCATAATAATAAATTATTTTATATTCAATATCCATGAATATCAGATCTACATCTTTTTTTTTATTATTTATATTTTGAATACCACAATTCATTAATTCTAACTTGCTATTTAGTTTAATTAATTCTTTTGACATGTATTCACCTAGTCTTCCAAGTTTGACATTTTTTGATTGACGACTAGGCTTTTTGCCATTCAACAAATATTCTATCGAACCTGGTTTTGTATATGTATTAAATTTAAGATTATCAACCCATAAAAAGCATTTTCTTTTTATCTCAGAAATAAGTTCATCGTTATGATGGTTCATTGTATATATATTATGACACATACCTTTAATATATATATTGTCGCATAATACATTGTTTATTATTGAGTAGTTTTGCATGATATTGGGAACTTTATATTAAAAATAAATACTTATTTTGATTTCATTTTTTTATTAATTCAATGTTTTTCATTTTCCAAAAAAAATGATTGCGTTTTGTATTATTATTTTACATTAATATTTAAGTATATCTTTACAAGTCTAACTAATATGCCTTCTCTAACTAATATGGCTTCTAAGAAATCCTCTACTACAACAGCAAGTGCTAACGCACAAGAAAATGATGAGTTGTCTAGCAAATACCAACAAAAAACCGATAAACAACATATTCTAGACAACCCCGATACTTATATTGGTTCTATAGAACAAATTGATTCGGATTTGTGGATTTTGAATGAAGAAACTAGCAAAATCTTCCAAAAAGAAATCAACTATATTCCTGGTTTATTCAAACTCTTTGATGAAGGTATTGTAAATTGTCGCGACCACGTCATTCGTATGAAGCAATTTATTGACAACGGTCAACCTAATTGTATCCCAGTGACGAATATTGATATCACTATTGAAGACGATGGAACCATTGTTATGCTAAATGACGGCAATGGTATTGATGTCGCCCAACATCCTGAATACAATATTTGGATCCCTGAACTTATTTTCGGTCACTTAAGAACTTCCACTAATTACAATAAAGACGAAAAGAAAATTGTTGGTGGTAAAAACGGTTTTGGTTTCAAATTGGTTCTCATTTGGTCTTCAGAAGGTTCTATTGAAACGGTAGACCATACCAGAGGTCTAAAATACACACAACAATTCAAGTCCAATTTAGACGAAATTTGTCCTCCTAAAATAACCAAGTGTAAAACAAAACCTTACACAAAGATTTCATTTAAACCTGATTATGTTCGTTTTGGTCTTACAGGATTGTCTCCAGATTTCGTCGCCTTATTGAAGAAAAGAATTTACGATGTTGCTGCCATTACTGACAAAAATGTAAAAGTAAAGTGCAATTCTTCCTTAATTCCCATTAAAACATTCCCCCAATATGTTGATATGTATATTGGTGACAAATCTACCACAACTCGTATCCATGAATCATATAGTGACCGATGGGAATATATCGTTTGTCTAACACCTACAAATGAATTTTGTCAAATGAGTTTCGTTAACGGCATTCATACATCAAAAGGCGGCAAACACGTGGAATATATTTTAAACCAAATTACACGAAAATTGGTGGATTTTATTGAAAAAAAGAAAAAAGTTCGGGTTAATGTCAACACTATTAAGGAGCAACTTATGCTGTTTATTCGTTGCGATATTGAAAATCCAGCTTTTGACAGCCAAACAAAGGATTATATGAATACTCCTGTTTCTAAATTTGGGTCCAAATGTGAAGTCAGTGATAAGTTTATTGAAAAAATTGCTAAATTAGGTGTTATGGATGCTGCGTGTGCTTTAACTGAAATTAAAGAAACAAAAGCTGCCAAAAAAACCGACGGAAATAAATCCAAATCTATCCGCGGAATTCCTAAACTAACCGATGCCAACTGGGCTGGAACTTCCAAATCTTGTGATTGCACGCTTATTTGTTGTGAAGGTGATTCAGCAAAGGCAGGTATTTTATCAGGATTGTCATCAGATGACCGTAATGTGATTGGCGTATACCCAATGAAGGGAAAAATTCTTAATGTCCGTGGAGAAAGCACAAAAAAAATTGTTGAAAATAAAGAAATTTCAGAATTGAAAAAAATTATGGGTCTTGAAAAAGGCAAAAAATATGCGGATTTGAATGCGGTTCACTCTAATTTGCGATACAGTAAAGTCCTTTTTATGACCGATCAGGATTTAGATGGCAGTCATATTAAGGGTCTCGGTATTAATTTGTTTCAACACGAATGGCCTTCTCTTCTTGAAATTCCTGGTTTTATTGGATTTATGAATACTCCTATTTTGAAAGCTAAAAAAGGAAACTGCGAGTTGAAGTTCTATAATGATGGTGAATACGCACGTTGGAAAGAACAAAACGATGTTAATGGATGGAAAATAAAATATTATAAGGGCCTTGGAACTAGCACCGGCAAAGAATTTCGTGAATATTTTGAACACAAGAAAATTGTTGGTTTTGAATACAACGAAACACATTCAGAAAATAAAATTGATTTAGTTTTCAATAAAAAACGTTCGGACGATAGAAAAGATTGGTTAGAACATTATGACAGACAAATTTTTATGGATACTAATAAACCTCTTGTTTCTTATGAGGAATTTATTGACCGCGAATTTATTCACTTTTCGAAATACGACTGCGACAGAAGTATTCCCAATTTGATGGATGGCTTGAAAATCAGTTTGCGTAAAATCCTCTATTCCGCTTTCAAAAAACGTCTTCATTCGGAAATAAAAGTCGCACAATTTAGCGGTTATGTTTCCGAACATTCTGGATATCATCACGGTGAAGCCAGTTTGAATTCAGCTATTGTTGGGTTGGCACAAAACTTTGTGGGTTCTAATAATATCAATTTGTTTGTCCCTAACGGTCAATTTGGAACTCGTCTTCAAGGTGGAAAAGATAGTGCTTCTGAAAGATATATCTTCACCCATTTGAACTCTATTACACGTCATATTTTCCCAGAAGCTGATGACAATATTTTGACTTATTTGGACGATGATGGAACTCTTGTCGAACCTATCTTTTACGCACCTATTATTCCTATGATTCTTGTAAATGGTTCAAAAGGAATTGGAACTGGATTCAGCACTGATATTATGTGTTATAATGTGGACCAAATTATTGATTGTTTGAAATGCAAACTTGTGGGTCAAGATTTTCATCTCCCTTTTGTTCCTTATTATGAAGGTTTTGCTGGAACAATCACTCCAATCAATGAAGTTAAATTCCTCATTAAAGGTGTTTATGAAAAATTATCTGATGATAAAATTAGAGTCACAGAACTTCCTATCGGTCACTGGACTGAATCATTTAAAGAACTTTTAGAAAGTCTTATGGACACTAAATCGGATAATAAAAATAAGTCCAAAACCTCTGTTAAAGATTACGATGACTTGAGCAAAGATACAAATGTTGATTTCGTTATTACATTCCATAAAAATGTGATTGCAGATTTGGAATCTAATGTGGACGAATATGATTGTAATGGGTTAGAAAAGTTGTTGAAACTGTATACTACTAATAGCACATCTAATATGCATTTATTTGATACTCATGATAAACTCAAAAAGTATTCCAATGTGCGTGAAATTATTGATGACTATTTTGAAACTCGGTTGAATTTATATGATAAGCGTAAGACCTTTATTATAAACGCAATTGAAAAAGAACTTGTATTGTTGAGTAATAAGGCACGCTATATTAATGAAAATTTGGAAGGCACTATTGATTTACGAAAGAAGAAAAAAGATGAAGTAAATAAAATGCTGACTGATAAACAATATGATATTATTGACAGTGATAATGATTTCAAGTATTTGGTTAAAATGCCAATGGATAGTGTTACCGAAGAAAATGTAGAAAAAATTAATAAAGAACACGAACATAAAATACAAATGCTGGAAAATATTAAAGCAACTAGTGTGAACCAAATGTGGCTTCAAGAATTAAACATATTAGAAACCGAATATACAAAATATAAAGAACACCGAATGCAACTTATGAAAGGTGAATATAATGATAAACAAAAAAAAACAAAAACAAGTATTAAAAAGAAACTTGTGTTGAATAAATAAAATAAGAAACATTTCATATTATTATAAACGTTAAAAATAAATGAACTATATACACCATACACATTGAAAGTAAAGAAAATATGTAAATAATTATTTATAAAATTGTTTATAAATAATCAGCATTTTATAATACTTTTTACTTTCTACTTGGTTTTTTATTTATTTATTTATTATTTATTTATTATTTATTTATTTATTTATTAATTTATTATTTATTTATTTTTTAGAAATTATTTCTTATTTTTTCTTGTAACTTTTTTTTGCGTTCCTTTTTTAAAATATTTTTTAGTTTTTATGTTTTTCTTTTTTGTTGTTGTCCTTTTTGTTGTTGTCTTTTTTTGTTTAACCTTTCTTTTATTTTTCTTCTCATCTGGTTTATAATTCAAAAACCATTCTTCAAATTCTTTTAGTTTATTTTTATTATTTTTAAGTTCTTTATATTTTTCTGATTTAGCACCTCTTATTTCTGTTACAGAGTGTTGATGACCTTTGCAAGTAATACTAAATCTTTGTAATAAACCTTTTTGTTGAAGACGATTTTTTTGTTGGACTTCAAATAAGTATTGCGACATACACAAAATACGGTTAATAAATTGATTATAATAAGTGCGATTTGTATACAAAAAAGCCAAATAAAAACTTAACATAGTATCAATTGTAGCGACTTTAATTTTTTGACCTTGATGCTCTGTAATGTTATAACTATGACAACCGATTGTTTCATAAATAAAACATATTGAATCTTTCCCTATTTTAATTTCATAATGTTGAGGAACTATTTCACCAACGGAATCATGTTTTTTAATACTCGCGTGTTTAATACCAATATCTTTTAATCGCTCCATAACTATTGTGCTTGTTTGTGATGGATTATTACTTAAAACATCAAAGTCAGCGTAATTTGATAACTTTTTTCTTAGATTTGAAGGCATATATTGAGAATATAATGATATTGCGTACCCTCCAAAAAATACTACATTTTGATTTATAAGAGTTGTTTTGATACTTTCATAAATTTCATTTTCTTTTTTACCGTTTGACATTTTACGTTGAAATTGAACATTGTCACACTTGGCAACCAAAGGATAGTTTTTATTTAACAATGATAAACGCTTTAAAACTTTTTCCCATCTACTTGTATCACCCGCAGGTCTAGACAACTCTAAATACATTGACATTCTTAAAAAATTAGGTGAAGCATATAAAATACCATCAACACTTATAGAATCGATTTTAAGTGGTTTATAAATTTCCAAAGCCAACAATGTAATATCCGCAACAGGAATATAGTTTACAAATACTTTATAAGTTCCATAATGTTGTCCGGCTTTGGCTTCTACATCGGTATATCCTTTAGAGTAATAAATATCAGCTAATTCTTTTGCATCGTTTAACGCATTTGTTGAAAAAAAGTCATAATCAGGAATTTCTATATTTTTGTTATAAAATTGGTCTTCAATTGGTAAAATATTATTGATTGCGGTTCCACCATAACAAATTAATTTTTTATTACGAATAAATTGTTCTACAACACTAATAATATCACTTACATCTTTATTTTGCACTGTGCGTTTTTGTAGTTTTTCTTGTGCGGTATCTACTGCCATACGCAAAATGGCTAATTCACACTCTTCAAATGTCGCATTTTTACAATCTTTTGTCATTATTTATATAATATATTTACAAAATAAAATACTTATGACCTCAATTTATTTGGTTTTAAAATAAACGCTGAATTGGCAATATTAAATTCATCAATATAAAGTTTAATGTCAGAATCAGAAATTTCTTTACTAAAATCTACAATACTGGAAAACTCAAGTGCTCTAAATGTATAACCAAAAATATCTTCTAACGCAGTTGGATTTTCAACAGCACTTATATTGTTTAATGAATTAGGAATAAGCATAATTGGATAATTTTTATTTAATTCTATTAAACCGGTTGTATTCGTTTTTAAAGTTTCGTTTATTTTCATAGTAATTACTGCGTTATTTTTTTTGTTTGTAACATTATCATCCAATAAATCTTTTAATTCATTTGCGTCTAACATATCATCATTTTGAGAAATATATGTATTAAAATGAATATATTGCAATAACTCGTGTTTAGCATCTATTTCAGCATCATCTATTGTAGTATAATCATAATTAAACATAACAATAATTTTTTTATTTAAGTTGTTTATTGAAGTGGTATTAATACTTTCTTTTTGTAATAACGAATATGTAGAGTCTATTTTATTACTATTAAGAGTTTTAAACATTTCTCGCAACTTTTTATAAGCTAATTTTAGTTCTACTTTTGTAATATATTCATCAAAACGAATATTTATAATCAATGGGTCTTCATTATTATTACAATATGAATTGCTGAAACAATGTGAGTCAATAATTTCCAATGCGTTATAAAATGTTTCATTTTTAGGTTGATTTTCAATATGAAGAGTATTATTTTTATAAATTAATTTAAAGTCTAAACATCTAAATCCTTGTGAAATAATTGTTTTTAATCGTTCTACATTAGAAGTCCCATAACCAATATTGCAACAATTAAATGCGGTTTTTATGTAAAAATCAAATATTTTTTTGTCGCCGTAATTGGGATTACTATTAACATTTACTAAATTTCGGTTTACGTCATAATCTTTATGAATATAAATATTATTTTTGTAGTTTTTAGATTTAAACAGTTTAAGACTAAATATATTTATTTTGAAATAAAATATTATGAATAATATGAATGCGATAATAACTAATACTTTAAATGCTATGTTTAAATAACTATATTTCAATGTTTCTTTATAATCATCCATATTTTTATATAATATATTTATCTATTATATTTTGATAATAAAAAGAATTTTTTATTATTTGATAATAAATAATAACTAATAATATAGTAATATGGCAGGAGGATTATTAAATTTAATATCAGAAGGAAATCCAAATATAATATTAAATGGTAACCCATCAAAAACATTTTGGAAGGCAAAATATGCAAAATATACAAATTTTGGCAAACAAAATTTTCGTATTGATCATGAAGGTTCTCCTTCTTTAAGGATAAATGAAGAATCTACATTTACTTTTAAGATAAAAAGATATGCAGAGTTATTAATGGATACATATATAGCAGTCAATTTACCTAATATTTGGTCTCCTATTATGCAACCTAGAGAAGTAACTGACGAAAATGGAAATACTTTTTTCACTACTTGGGCTCCATATGAATTCAAATGGATTGATTACTTGGGAGCACAAATGATAAAGAAAATTAACATTACTTGTGGAAATCAAACATTGCAAGAATATACAGGTCAATATATACTTGCAATGGCCCAAAGAGATTTTAATAAACAAAAATTGGACTTGTTTGAGAAAATGATTGGTCATGTTCCTGAATTAAATGACCCCGCAAATGCTGGAGCACACGTAAATACATATCCTAGTTGTTATTATACGGATAATATATTAGGGGTCCAACCTTCTATTATGGGTAGAACTATTTATATTCCATTAAGTTCATGGTTCACATTGAAACCTCAAAACGCATTGCCTCTTATTTCATTGCAATACAATGAAATAACCATTACTGTTACATTTAGACCAATAAGTCAATTATTTAGAATTCGTGATGTAGATGATTTTGAAAATAACTTTCCATATGTGTCGCCAAATTTAAATCGTGATACAATGCAATTTTATCGTTTTTTGCAAACTCCTCCAGACATAAGTTTAAATATCAATTCTTTTTCTGACAAAAGAATGTTATGGAACGCAGATGTTCATTTAAATTGCACGTATGTTTTTTTATCAGATGATGAAGCACAAATATTTTCCAAAAAAGAACAAAAATACTTAATTACACAATCATTTGAGCGAGAATTTTTAAATGTAACCGGCAATCACAAAATAGAATTAGATTCTTTAGGAATGGTAAAAAGTTGGTTGTTCTTTTTGAGAAGAAGTGATGTAAATTTGCGAAACGAATGGTCTAACTACACAAACTGGCCTTATAACTATATACCATTTGATTCTTTCCCGGCAATTGAAGAATTAGGCTACTTTTATAACAGTGACAATACAAACATTGGTCCTGGAATAAATATTGATAAAAGTTTAACTAACTTGTTTATTAATCCGGTTTATAATCCAATGAATAATAAAAGTATTTTGATTAATATGGGTATAATGATGGATGGACATTATCGCGAAAATGTAATTTCATCAGATATATTTAATTATATTGAAAAATTTACAAGAACCGCCGGAAACGCACCAGATGGACTATATTGTTATAACTTTTGTTTAGATACTTCACCATTTAATTTACAACCATCCGGAGCAATTAATATGACAAAATTTAAAAGTATTGATTTAGAACTTTCTACTATAGAACCTCCCTTAAGTCCTTTTGCAACGGTTCAGACAATTTGCGATGGAGACGGTAATGTTATTGGAATAAATAAACCAACATGGGGGATTTATGAATATAATTATGATTTGGTCTTATTTGAAGAAAAAATAAACTTACTTACATTTGTTGGAGGAAATGTTAGTGTATTATTCGCAAATTAGTAATTAAGAAGTTATATATAATATCTAAAATAATTATATAATATATATCACTATGAATTTAGATAAAGTTAATAAACCAAATATTTCATCACCTAATCTTCCAAAAAGGAATGTTCCAAATGTTAATGTTCCAAATTTTCCTATGAATGAAGAACAAAAAAGAAATTTACAAAACATCAAAAATAACGCAACTCAAAAAATAAATCAAGGTTCTTCTTTTATTGATAACAATTTAATGAGTAAGTTCAAAAGTAAAAGTTTTAATGTTGAAAAAATAAAAGACAATGGTATTTTTAATACTTTCAAAAATGTTGTTTCAGAGTTAAGTGATTATTTTATTGAATATATGCCTGAATTTACTATAAAATTATGCATTATGATTATTGTTACTTTTATTTATTTCTCATTTGGTGGTGGCTTATTATACATTTGTAAAATATCACAAACAAATTTTTTACCTGTTTTTAGCGAATGCTTTCCTTATTCAGATACAAAAGTTGACTTAAAAGACATTACAACAAACATATTTACACAAACACTAAATGATGAAAAAATATCTATGAATTTAAAATTTAAATATGAAGATAACAACAAAAATGTTTTATTGGACTCAATCAGGAAATATATTACTTCAAACAAAGCAAATATTGTAATTGTTTATTTACTTTCAATTGTCAATACTCTTTTTAGTTTTAATTATAATTTCATTAACACTGTTTTTAGTAATTTAAATGGATTGCACGATTTGATTGTCATTTTATTGTCACCATTTATTTACATTTTATGTTTTATTTTCTTGTTCTTTTCAAATAACATTTATTTTGTCTTTTTATGGTTTTACAAAATGACCTGGTTTTTCAAGAAAAATAAAAATTGTGACAAGAGTAATAAAAAGGCAAACTGGGTCCCTGTTGAATTGATGTATAATCCAACTAATTTCTTCTTTGGAACTATTTTAACAATGTTTGCTTGTATGTTTTCGTTAGGAGTATTCATTAGTTTATTTATAAACCCATTCTTTTCGGTCCCCACACTTACAATGGTATATTCAATGTTTTCATCAATGTTGTTTAAAGGTGAAATAAAAGATAAAGAAGTAAATATTTTTACAATTATCAAATACGTTTTCAAGTATTATAAATTGCCAATGTTTTTATTGGTCTCTTTATTCACTATATTTAGATCTAGCATTTCAAAAAGACTATTCAAATTATATGAAGAATATAATGATAAAAAAACTAATATGTTGGGACGGTTTGGAGATAATTTAATGAAAATGAATAAAGATATTAATAAAATAAATGACATTTCCAATAAAATGGACGTTTTAAATGTTAGAGATAAAGTAGATGTAATTGGAATAGACAAAACTATGGATGAAAATACAAGAAAATTACAAAATCAAATTAATGCTATAAAAACGAAAAATAGAAAACTTGTTAATACACAAAATAAAATTGCTGACAAATTAGAAGATGCGTATAATGTAAATACACCTTTTACCATTGTTGTTTTATGTATTTTATTTTCAATTATTTCTTCATTGGGGTTGTTCAAAATTAATGACTATACTTTGTTTAGCTCACTAGTTGATTTTGAGACAAATGATGTTGAATGCGATGGTAAAAATGAAGAAAATGGAGAAGACCATACTGCTGTTTTTAAAACATATATGATGGGGAAATCCATATGGAATGCTTATCAAAATGCTGTAAAAGAAAAACAAAAAAAACAAAAAAAAACAAGCCCAGAAAATAAAGTACTTTTCAGTGCTATTAAAGAGGCTTCTTTGAATGAATATGATAGAGTATTAGAAAATAACCCAATACCAGAAAAAGACATTGTTAGTGCTGGACCAGTTGCTGATGTAAACGCGAAACTAGATGCCAATGCGAAACTAGATGCTAAAAGTTCAATCCCAAAAAAGATTTAATTTTTAACCTCTAATATTTTAAGTAAGTATTTAAGTATTTATAAATTTAAAACTTAAATACAATTATATATATTTTTACATTAATGGGAAAACAAGGTAAAAAAGCAAAGTTTCCAAAAAAACCATTTGTAAGCGTTTGCATGCCTACATATAACAGAAGACCTTTTATACCATTTATAATAAAATCATACGAAAATCAAACATATCCTCAAGATAAAATGGAACTTATTATTATTGACGATGGAAAAGATAAAATTGAAGATTTAGTATCCCATTTACCTTATGTAAAATACTTCAAATTTGACAAAAAAATGACCCTAGGAAAAAAGCGAAATTTGTCACATGAACACGCTAAAGGAGATGTAATTTTATATATGGATGATGATGATTATTATCCTCCTGAAAGAGTATCACACGCAATAGAAACTATGCATAAAAATCCAAAAGCATTATGTGTTGGTTCAAGCCAACTTTATATATACTTTAATGATCGTAAAAAAATGTATTCATTCGGACCATATGGACCTAAACACGCAACTGCAGCAACATTTGCGTTTAAAAAAGAATTATTAAATCAAACATCTTTTAGTAATAACGCATCACTCGCAGAAGAAAAATCTTTTTTAAAAGATTATACTATTCCTTTTGCTCAATTAGACCCAACAAAAACTATTTTGGTTTTTGCTCACGAACAAAATACATTTGACAAACGTGAACTTTTAAAAAATCCTTCTCCTATGATTAAAGAAACCGATATGATTCCAAAAGACTTTATAAAAGATGACGAAATATTAAACTTTTTTACAAATGAAATTGATAGTAAACTGGAAAATTATACTTATGGAAACATTAAAAATAAACCGGATGTTGTAAAACAAACAAAAGACATTTTTAAAAAGCGAGAACAAATGCAAACCGAAAGAATGGAAGAATTTAAACAGCAACAAGAATTCCAACAAATAATCAACACAATTAAACAATACACAAATTCAAACAGCACAAATGATAAATAAACTACAATAATACAATAAAATATTATTACAAAATATTTTTGTTAAAACATTCAATAAAAGTTAAATAAATAAATAATTATTAAACTCCACACTTATGTTATTATCGTTTTCTTTTTCTTTTTCTTTTTCTTTTTCTTTTTCTTTTTCTTTTTCAAAAAATAGTATATCAATGTAACGAAAAATACGTTCAACCTCTAATTTATTTATATCACATATATCTTCTAATTTATTATAATAATCTTCGTCATACAGTTCTTTGTTTTTTAGTTTATAAAAAAATGCCATCATATCTTTTTTATCCATTTGTATTTTTTGACACAGTTTATTAAGAAAAAGAGAATTATTATATTCTGTAGAATATTTTGTCAAAACTTTTGTAAATCGTATTTCTTTTACTATATCTTTTTTATCTACAATTTTATCATTATGAAATAACATATTATTATAGAATGACTTTATTAATGAACTCATCTCATTAAATTCCCAAATCTGTTTTTGAAATGTAATACGGTCAACATAATCTGATAAACATATGTTTTCTAATTGTTTTCTATAACACAAAATTGCATTTAACTTATCGTTTTTATGTTTTTTGTTTATCAAATCTATAATGTTTTCATGCCATAAAAGACCAACACTAGTTCTGTCTGTATCATTTATTACAATATTATGTGAATCAATACTATATTTATTTAAAATCATTTTTCTTACAGTTTCTTTTGTGTCATCACTATAAGAAGACATTTGAATATTGTTATCTTTTACAAACTTTAAAAACAATTTTTTATTTGTTTTGTAAATATTTAAAAAGTATTTCAATTTATGCAAATTATTTTTAGAATAACAAATTATATATTCTAAATGCTCTAATAAAATATCAGGATATATATTTAGTATTATTTCTTTTATTTGGTCATTTGTTGGTAAATTTAAATGAATAACATGACACACTTTCATAAGTTCTTTTATTTTCTTATCAATGTGACAATTTCCAATACATATTATTGGCGAGTTTATCGTGCATTCTGACTTTTGTTTTTTAGTTTTCTTTGGGCGTATAATCTTAATCAATGTATTGATTCCACCTTTGTCACCATTATTCATGCCATCTATTTCATCCATTAAAATTACATTTTTTTTTACTCTATTTTGCAACAAATTATATATGTTTTTATTAGAAAATTTGTCTTTGGCTATATTTTCTATTATACTTGTATTTCGTATATTTCCAGCGTCATAATTGATAACGTCATAGTCTAAACTATTTAATACTTGATTCGCAAAAAAGGTTTTCCCTATTCCTGTTTCACCATAAATATATATACCACCAACCCGCTGATAGTCATCTGGATTGCTTTCAAATCTCGCTATAACATTCATTATTTCAGTAATATATTTTTCTCTATTTAGCAATTTGTTTATATCTATTTTTTCCATAACTACTATATTTGATATATTATTATTGACATTTTCATTTTATGTTTAGTTTATAAAATATTATTTATTTTATTTTCTATTTGTTTTTTCAAATGTTTTATATTAAGTGTTAGTATATTACATTTTATATATTGGTTTTTATTATATTTTTATTTATATTTAAGGACAATTTATGCTAACTCCATAACTCAATCCTTCCCAAGAAATTTCGTTGTCCTTCGCCCATTTAAACTTTTCACAACTGCTTTTTTGTGTTAAGGTTTCTCCAGGATTTGAAGGATAGTAGTTATTACTGTCAGAACTATCTACACATTGATCGGTTGTAGAATTATATACCCAATAGTCAGGACATTTGGCAACACTTGGTGGCCATTTTTTGTTATTATCAACTAGAGTAAAATAAATCATTATATATGCCGCTATCAATAAAACTATCGCAATTCCCATTACAATTCTTTGATATAATTCCATTGTTTCTTATAAAATAAATAAACATATTTTTTTATAAGAATGTAATATAAATGAATAGTTTAAAAAATGGACGAGTAAATTTAAATGCACCTAATACTTCTAAATTGTTTGAAATGTATGATAAAATTCCTTCTAAAGAACACGTTTCATTTAGAAATCCTACAACTGGTATATGGGAAAACTCACCATTGTCCGGCGCATTTTTTTCAAAAGAAAATATGAAAATTCTTCAAAATGGAATTCGCGCTGGGGTTTACCAAAAATCAGGCAAAACGCAAATTATAGGCGAGCAAGACTATGATACTTTAAAAATAATTATGCGAAGCGTCTTCCTTGAAAACGCAAAAAATGCTCCAACTAATATAAGAGAACAAATCCAAGAGCTTAATCAAATTGTAATGAACTATTCGATTGACCAAATTATGATTGAACTTAAAGGATATATGACTTATTTGAAAGATATTACTTCCATGTATGTTCCTATTGACCACCCTAAAATGTCAAATGTAAAACACAAGGACTTACAAATGAAAAACTGGTTTTAAGTTTCCACTTGTAATATAATTTCGTTTTTCAAAAATTCATTTCTTGTTTGTTTTCCTTCTATACAAATACAAGCCAAATCTATATCCAATATTTCCAAATATTTTTCATATATTTTGTCTATTGTTAGTGTTATATATAAAGTAGAAATACAGGTAATTAAAATATTATCAAATATTATTTCATTATTCACTTTCTCTAAACCCAAGAAAAATTCCAAATGGTTTAAGACAATTCCTATATTGGATTCAATTTTGGAATTACAAAAGTTTTGTAATTTGTTATTTATTTTTATCTTAAATAAACCATCACAACATCCACAAATTTGTTCTTCAATTTGGTATTGTATTATTATTTTTTTAAAGTCGTGTGTTTTTGAATAGTATTTTGTTTTTATGTTGTAATATGACCCTGCCATATATGTTTTATAAGTTTTTTCCATATAAGTATAATATAACTTGTTTAATGATTGTGATACCAATATTTGAAGTGGTTTAATTTGAATAGGTATATTTATAAAAAATAGTATATATTTTTCATTATTATTATCTTGTAAAATATATTCTTTACTATAATGTCTATAATCTTCAAAATCTGGTAATTTATAATCACAAATTTCGTAATCTTTTTGATACCAATTAGGACAATAATTTATATAACTAATAGAACACCTATCATAATTACTGTTGCAATAAAATTTTTCCTTGAGACAATAATTCGGATGATGATCAAAATTTATTATAAAAAATGGTGTTTTATTGGGTTGCTTTGGAACATTTGTAAGTAAATCAATATCTTCAAATATATAACCTTGGATTTTAACTTTATAAAAAGAAAACACATTGCTTAAAAATAAAGTGTGGTTTTCTTTTGTAAAAAAACGAGAAGTCGGAAATTGAATTTCGTATTTTATATATTCATTCTCGTGTTCAAAACAAAGTATTTCATTTTTACCCCTTTGATAAAAAATTTGATTTCCAATTTCTATTTTTATATAATTGATAAATATTGAATTGACATTTTTGCATTCTTCGTAATTTACTCTGGCTTCAATATTTGTTATATAATGGAAGTCATCTTTGATTAAATTAAAATCAAAAATATTGGGAATTATATATTCTTTACATACTTCTTTTTTCTTTTCATTGGATAATATGTTGGAAAAATATTTATTTATACATATCATTGCTTACATATACTGCTTTACCTCTAAATGTAATTTTTTATAATGTTTTTTGTTTGTTTTTTTATGACCGTTTCACGTTTGCGTATAAATTGTCGTAATTATCCTTTTTTGATTTTGTCAACATATCTTTTTCTTGACGTATGAGTAGTATATGAAAAACCGTCACTGTATGAATTGTCGCCATTTTGGAGTGAATTAAATGCGACCAGTTGAATAAGTTGTGCATCATGAGCGATAAGTATCGTTGATTTTACGACGATTCCGTCGTTATACGACGAATCCGTCGACGATTCCGTCTTTTCTGTTAGTTTGAAGTCGCCGTCAAGACGACGATTCCGTCGTCGATTATCCAACATTATTTACGTTATATCATGAAATGTCCTGTTTATCGTTATTATGTATGACTTGCTAGTACCAGTAGCCAGGTGTGCCAAAGTACTTATTGTGAATGCCGTGTTCTGTAACCGACATATTTTGACAACTCACTCTCACCACTTGTTGTGTGTTCGTGTGTTCACTCTTTTGCTCTAACTAACGGAGAATACCTGAGAAGTACTCTCGCAGAAGACTTGGGGCTCACAGGTTGAGAAGAGGTGCCTGTACAGCACTGCAGCGAGCCCGGAACGCGGAGATTGCGCCCTGTCAACGAGTATTCCCTTTACTATCACTGTTCTCATAGTTCATTAAGGGACTTACCTGTGTGCCGGACCCCCCATTCAACGCATTCTCTTGTGAGGTCTCTTGTGTGGTCTCTTGTGTGGTCTCTTGTGTGGTCTCTTGTGTGGTCTCTTGTGTGGTCTCTTGTGTGGTCTCTGGTGAGGTGTATTGTGTGATCTCTGGTGTGGTCTCTGGTGAGGTGTATTGTGTGATCTCTGGTGTGGTCTCTGGTGAGGTGTATTGTGTGATCTCTTGTGAGGTGTCTTGTGAGGTCTCTTAAGAGGTGTCTTGTGTGGTCTCTTGTGAGGTGTCTTGTGAGGTCTCTTAAGAGGTGTCTGGTGTGGTCTCTGGTGAGGTGTCTTGTGTGGTCTCTTGTGAGGTGTCTTGTGAGGTCTCTTAAGAGGTGTCTGGTGAGCAACGTGAAACAATGGCTCAAAGACAAAATGTTACCGAGCTCCTTATTTCTATGAAGATGACTGATGAACAACTTCGGTCTTTCTTGAAATTTATTGGTTTTCTTTGTTATTTGTCCTTGGAAGAGAGAGACAATGCAATCAACGATTTATGGAAATCAACTATTGGTCTAAATTTACAGTTGGTGTCTTCGTCCTCACCCTTAAGTAAATTGGAACAAGATGTGCGTTCTTTGCAATTTAGTAGAACACAGGTTATGTTCTTTATTGAGTTAGTTGGTAATGTTTTCTTCGAAAAGGACAACGATGAAAAAGAC